CAATTGTCCGATTTAATAACCACTTCAAGAGCAATAACGGTGCTATTGCTGCTGGTACTCCTTCAACTACCGGCGTATAGGAGGGTTTGAAAAATGGCTATTAGTAGAGCACAACTCGTTAAAGAGTTGGAACCCGGCCTGAACGCATTGTTCGGAATGGAGTATGACCAGTACGACCGTGAGCATGAACAGATCTTTTCGATGGAAAGTTCTGACCGTGCATTTGAAGAAGAAGTTATGCTATCCGGTTTTGGATCGGCACCAACTAAATCTGAAGGCACTGCGGTATCTTTTGATGACGCACAAGAAGCGTACACGGCTCGTTACACTATGGAAACAATTGCCTTAGCTTTCTCCATTACGGAAGAAGCTATAGAGGATAACCTTTATGATCGGCTTGCAGGCCGGTATACAAAGGCCCTTGCTCGTAGTATGAGCCAGACAAAGCAAGTTAAAGCCGCTTCGGTTCTTAATAACGCTTTCTCCAGCACATATACGGGTGGTGATGAGAAGGAGCTTTGTGCTACGGATCATCCCCTTGTAAGCGGCAGTACTTTCCGTAACGAACTTTCGACGGCAGCGGATCTCACTGAGACCAGCCTGGAACAGGCCCTTATTGATATTGCAGCTTTCGTTGATGAACGTGGCCTCAAGGTGGCGGTCAAAGGACTGAGGATGATTGTTCCAAAGGAACTTCAGTTCACGGCTGATCGTTTACTTGAATCTACCCTAAGACCCGGCAGCGCAGACAACGACGTCAATGCTGTCAGGAACATGGGAATGCTTCCTCAAGGTTACGACATCAATCACTTCCTTACGGATACGGATGCTTGGTTCATTATGACCGACGCACCCAATGGCCTGAAAGGGTTCAATAGAACCAGCGTCAGGACATCCATGGAAGGCGACTTTGATACTGGAAATGTCCGGTATAAGGCCCGCGAACGTTATGCGTTCGGTTGGTCTGACCCCCGTGGCATTTTTGGGTCACCTGGAGCTTAACGGCTTGACTAAAGGGGAGGGGGAAACTCCTCCCCACGGTTTTTCTGGGATTAAATAGTTTTAGCGACTGCCCCAGCAGACTCTTACAAGACGCTAGAACGAAACCTTTGTAAGGAGGAAAGCCACGATGGCTAATACAACCTTTAATGGTCCTGTCCGTTCTGAAAACGGTTTTGAACAGATTTCTGTCGCTTCAGGAACGGGTGCGGTCACTACCAACCTTGATATAGACAGCAGCGGCAATATAACTACTACGGGTTATGTTTCTGCATATGATAACGTGGTTTCGATTACTGACGCTACTTACAGCGTTGAATCAACTCAGTCCGGTGCAGTTTTTACTCTTAACCGTGCAGCGGGTATTGTTGTTACGCTACCAACGGCGGCAGCGGGTCTTCACTACACCTTTATTGTAGGAACCACCTTTACTGGAGCAGGTCAAATCAATACGGACAATACCAGTGATCTTTATTCTGGTTTTGCACAGCTTTTTGATCCAGCAACGGCTGGCGACACCAACACTTTCATACCTGATGCAAGCGATGACGATACCATTGATCTTGGTTCAGCGGCACAGGGCTGGTTGGTCGGAGGAATTATCCGTCTAAAAGCAACCACGGCTGCTGTGTGGCATTGCGAAGCCTTTCTCCACGGTGATGGCACTTTAGCTACTCCGTTTGAATAAGTAGAGGAGTAGAACATGGCTGATGCCGTAACTGCTACCACTGTAATAGATGGGCCAAAGAGTGCCGTTATCTATTGCACAAATACTAGCGATGGGAGCGGCGAGTCTGCTGTTACTAAAGTAGACGTGTCGGCGCTTTCCTCTCTGCAAGATGGGACCGCCTGTACTGGTGTTCGTATTGAGAAGGTTTCGTTCACAAATGTTGGGATGGGCGTTAAAATTCTTTGGAACGCCTCTACAAATGTTATCGCAGCGGAACTTCCTGCGGATTACTCTGATATTTTGGACTACTCAGACATTAGCGGTCTTCCAAATGTCGCGGCTTCCGGAGGCAATACAGGGGATATAAAATTCACGACTGTGGGACACGGGAGTGGGGACACTTATTCGATAGTTCTCTACTGTTTGAAGCAATACTCATAGAGGCGTAAAAAATGTCTGATGATTTAAGTCGTAAGAATGAGTTGGACATTATAGAGCTTCGAGGAGAGATAAAACTGCTTGGGCAAAAAATAGACACTATCAAAACAAATGACTTGCATCATTTGCAAAAGTCAATTGATGGAGTTCAAAAAGTTTTGTGGACAGTTGGTGTCTTAGTTCTTGGTCACTTGGGAGTTGCCATAAAAAGCACCCTGTGGGGTTAAAATGAGAGGCTTGGTAAATTATGGCTGTTTCTGGATCTAAGGATTTTGAACCTAATGTAGCTGAATACATAGAAGAAGCCTTTGAGCGTTGTGGTCTGGAGATGCGAACAGGCTACGACGCTAAAACGGCCCGCAGGTCCCTGAATCTCATGCTTGCGGACTGGGCAAATCGTGGTCTCAACAGATGGACTATGAAACGGTTTACCCAGACTTTTGCTAAAGACATTTCTGAGTATCCCGTTGGAACCATAACACTTACTGTTAGTGCAAGTGGTAGTTTCACCATTGGAGAGACTATTACAGGGGGGACCAGTGGTGCTACGACAACGACTACTTCTACGGCCTCTTTGGAAGATACCCAGGCTACTATAGATATTCTCTCTGGTGTTATTAGACGCGATAACTCTGATATATCCATAACAAGAGTTAGCAGGGACGAGTATCTTGCGATAGCTACAAAATCTACAACTGGTCGTCCTTCACAGTTTTATGTCAATCGACAGATAACACCCGTTGTTACTGTTTGGCCCGTTCCAGAGAACAATACGGATCAGTTTATATATGACCGCCTTGTTCGGATAGATGACGTAGACGCTTCTGTAAACACTATGGAAATACCGTTTCGGTTTTATCCGTGTCTTGCTGCGGGTCTTGCTTATTACATCTCCTTAAAAAGAGCTCCCGAAAGAATTCAGGTTTTAAAAGCTTTGTACGAAGAAGAGTTTTTAAGGGCCGCTGAAGAAGACCGCGATAAAGCTAACATAACTCTTGTTCCTTCTTATAATTCATTAAGTGCTGTCTAATAATGGCTAGATTTTCTTCAGAAAAACATGCTCTGGGCATATCTGACAGGTCGGGTGCGGCCTACAAGCTCAAGAATATGCGGAAAGAATGGACCGGGATGCTTGTCGGAAAGGACGAGTGGGAGGCAAAACAGCCGCAGCTTACGGTTGTAGCCACTCCTGCTGATCCACAGGCTTTGAGAAACCCGCGACCCGACAGGACGGAACCACCAGTTACCGTTCTTCTTGAGTTCAATCCTTTTACTTCCGGGGATAGCGGGTCTGCGGTTATTACCGTCAGTGAACCGGGTCATGGAAGAAGCACTGGCGATACCGTCCGGTTCAGAAGCTGTGAGGATTTTGACGGATTTATAGAAAGTTCCCTTGAAAATTCGAGCGGGTACTCCATTACAAAAATAGATTCTGATTCATACAGCTTTACTGCATCTAGTGGGACGGCTGGAACAGGGGATGTGCGAGGTGGTGGCGGATCCGTTTCCGCAGGCCCCGTAACAGTGAGTGCATAGCATGGCTTTTACGTTTACAACGTTGAAAACAGCAATTCAGGACTACACAGACAACGCCGAGAGCACGTTTGTGAGCCAGTTGCCTCGGTTTATAATAAACGCGGAAGAACGCATTCTCAAGGAATGCCAACTGGATGATTTTCGTAAAAACGTCACAGGATCTGCTACTCAGTCCATCAAGTTTCTTACGAAGCCAACGGACTTCCTGTCTCCGTTTTCGTTAAGCGTTGTTAATAGTTCAGCTAACGAATTCCTTGAGTATAAACACATTACTTTTTTGCAAGACTACACTCCAGACCCGTCTACGACAGGAACACCGCAGTATTATGGTGATTGGGATGACGACAGCCTTGTTCTGGCTCCTACGCCGGACGCAAACTACTCCATGGAGCTTCATTATTTTTATCGTCCCCAGTCTATAACGGCGTCAAGCGATGGGACCAGTTGGCTTGGGACAAATGCCGAATTAGGCCTTTTGTACGGCAGTCTTGTAGAAGCCTATACTTTTATGAAGGGAGAGGCTGATTTAATGTCGCTCTATAACAACAGGTTTTTGGAAGCTTTGCAGGGCCTTAAAAATCTAGGTGAAGGAAAGCAAACGCAGGATCAGTACAGGTATGATAATATAAGGATTCCTGTGAAATGACAGAAAAAGAGACCTTACATGTTGCTATCGTGGGCCTCGGCAACACTCAGGGGACTTTTACGTCCTCCATGGCGAACGGGAAGTCGTTTGATGAGGTGTGGGCTATCAACTCTATGATGGTTCCGATAAAGCATGACCGTGTTTTTATGATGGACCCAGCTTCCCGGTTTCTGGATACGGAAAACGCAGGGCCGCAAACAGGAGCGATGCGAAAAGCTTTAGGGGACCATCCCGGACCCATATACACCTGTACTTTAGATGATCGTGTTCCTGGTGCCGTTCTCTACCCCTTGGAGGAAATTGTCAAAGAGACGGGGCTTTGTTATTTTAATAATACTGTTCCATACGCTGTGGCTTTCGCTATTTACCATAAAGTCACCCATCTTTATCTTTACGGGATAGATTACTCGTATAAATCTAATCTTGTTATGGCAGAGGCAGGAAGGGCGTGTACGGAGTTTTGGATTTCAGTGGCTATTGCCCGTGGAATGCAGGTAGAGGTGGCGCATGATTCCACGCTTCTCGATACAAACGTGCCGGATGAAGAAAAGCTTTATGGATATCACCGGCTTGATGATCCTTTGGTTATGTCTGTTAAGGATGGCTGTCTAAGCGTTGCTAAACGATCAGAATCTTCTCCTCCAGAGCCGACAGACGAGCCAATCCTGTACGGCAGGCACGACAAGGTGGTTTTATTGAAAGAAGCCGTAAATGTTTGATATAAGTGCTTCACTTTCTGTAGGCGACGTTGATGTAGTAACGACGGATAACAGGGGTCTTTCGGTGGAAGAGGCCGCTCAAATGGCTGTAAACAAGATACTTTATG